CTTTACTAAATTTGTAGGAGAGCGTACAAACTGCAGTGCTATGCGCTGTGAGATTGCAGAAGCAGATGATATTATTGCACGTTTTATTGCACTACATCCTGAAGATACACACATTATTGTAAGCAGTGACACAGACTTTGTACAGTTGATTGGTCCTACTGTGCATCAGTATAACGGTATTACAAATGAACTTATTAAGGTTGATGGCGTAGTTACTGATGAAGGCAAGCCTGTGTTAGACAAGAAAACAGGCGAGCAAAAGGTTCCTGCCGCACCTGACTATCAGTTGTTTAAAAAGTGCATGCGTGGCGATGCTACTGACAATGTGTTCAGTGCATATCCTGGTGTGCGTGAAAAAGGCAGTAGTAAAAAAGTCGGACTGTTAGAAGCATATGCTGACAAGGAAACTAAAGGCTTTGCTTGGAACAACCTAATGCTACAGCGTTGGACAGATCACAATGGAGCAGAACATCGTGTACTAGATGATTATGAACGCAATGTTACACTGGTAGATTTGACTGCACAACCCACAGAGATTCGTGACTATGTAGATGATATTATCCGTGAACACAGTGTAGCAAAGAACAAGCCTATGGTAGGCGCACACTTTATGAAGTTCTGCGGTAAGTGGGATATGCAACGTGTAGCAGAAAACGCACAACAATTTGCAGAATGGTTAAACGCTAATTACAAGGAGGACGAGCATGGAGTTCGTGGCTAAGCCTGTACTAGAAGATAAGTTTTGGATCTTAGAAGATAATGGTCAAAAAGTAGGTACTATTCGCAGTAATGAAAATGGTGTAACACTACAAGTTGGCAGTGAGAATCAAACGTTCAAAGCACTAGAAGAACTTAAACAAAAGATCAGTGTTAGTTTCTCAGGCAAAGAACTTGTAAACAAAGAAAAAGAAGATTACGAAGTTCATGGATATGCTTGTAAAACGCAACCTTATAATGCAATCTTTGACCTAAAGCGTAAACTACCACTGTATACAAAAACAGAAAACAGTCAAAGTTTCTTTTGCGCAGGATATTATGTTGTACATTGGGAAGATGGTAGTCATAGTCCAAGTTATTGTCCTAAACTTATTACACTAAGTCGCTATGAGTTTGATGGTCCGTTTAAAGGTAAAATGGAAATGCAGGAAACACTGAGACGAGCAAATGGCTAGACCACAGTTTCCAAACTTGGATAGACTAGCGCACGGGTGTATGAATCTACGCAAAGACAGTATGGCGGTTAACGCACAGGATGCAAGAGGCATTGCCAACGATTATACCCGCTTACTAGAATATATTACTCAACTACAAGATACAGTAATAGAACTACAAAAAGCACAAAAAACAATTGTACAAGTAGAACTCGACGGAGATACTTTTTAGTAAAGTATGCATATTTCTTGCTAAATAATAGTAGCATATTATAAAAGCGAGAATAAACATGAGTAGACCTAAGCCTACTGTTCTATTAGAAAAAGTCGAAAAAGAAACATACAAAGCAGAACAAGTGTTAGCAAGTCAAGGCATTTGGGCTGTTTACTATGACAAAAAACCAATCAATTTAAAAACATTCAATATGCTGATTAGTTATCCAGGTCCTAAATATAAAAAGGTTTCATTTAGCAATCCTGGGCATGCTATTAATCTAGCAAAAAAACTTAATAAACAGTTTCAAACAGATCAGTTTACAGTTGTAGTATTAGACAAGGGTAAACAGATTTATCCATGACATGCTTACCAAAGATCAATACACTCAAGCATTCATAGACAATGATCCTAGAGAGTTTCACCTTCGTTCATCCTTTAATGTAGCCTATGCCAATTGGTGGCAAAACCAACGCAGAGACGGTGGCTTTAGATTAACTCAGCGAGGTTGCTTGCACTGCATTGATAGACTTGAACTAGAGTATTTTGAGATAAGCATAGAAGAAGTAGAGCCAACAGGACGCTTTCTTTTAGATCTTGACAGATTTATCAAAACACCGTATTATATAAGAGATATAAAAAAACGTAGCAGAAGTATTATTCTGTTTGATAAAAAGACACATTTTGCACTTACTATGTACAACGGTGATTTTCAGAAATTTATAAATGCACACAAAGTTTAAACATTGGGGAACTAGAGAACTAGACGACACACACTGGCGTTGGATAGTTACTGCTGAAGTACCCAGTGATACTCCTCAAGGAAAAAGAGAATTTCTTGCTTGGATGCACGATCATTTTGGTGAACCAGGCAATCGATGGAGCATACGCTGGAGCATGCTAGGTGTAGATATACGCTTTCATGAACCAAAGGACTACTTTACTTTTACCATGTTTCACAGTATTGATCCAGAAATAGACTAAATAATATTGTTAAAAGAATTCGCAAGTTGGGATAAGGCGCCAACACGTTCGCTCTAATTTATGATTAGGGCGGTTTTTTTTGACTAAAAAGGTTGACATATTCTCTATCCGTGCTATGTTTAATAGTAAGTTGTTTTTAAGGAGTGAGAGACATGACAAAGTTTAGAATCGTTACTAAGTTTAAAAATGGTCAATTGGCTGAAACTACTCGCGGCACTGAAGAGGGCATGCAAAACGCAGTTGAGGCAATTAGAGCAGACGACCAAGTTGAGGGCGTCAATGTATTTGAAGAAACATGCATTATACGGGACTTTGTATAATGGAAGTTGGTACTCAAGTTGTTCTTACTGGCATTAGTCGCCACGGTAAAAACCGCATTGAACAGCATGGTAATCCATGGACTGTAAACGCATTGGGCTCATTCAACGGCAATGATGCAGTGCGTATGCGCAGTGAAAATGAAACATATAACCTAGGACGAGGTCGTAAGATGCACGATGAACGCTGGGTATTTTTAAAAGAAGATCCTAATTTTACTTTTGAGGTAGTATAATGTATTGGTTAGAAGTTGCAATGCCAGATGGCGAACTAATGGTTTGGGAATATTTGGCTCCCAAACAGGTTATCTTTTTGCGTAATAATTATATCAATTTAGGCAATAAAGTTCGCACTGGAAAGTATAAAAAAGGTTGACACATCTGTAAAAGATGTTATGTTTAATAGTAAGTTAATTTTCAGGAGATAGAAAATGTCCGCAGTTGATGCAAGAACCGTTACTGTAAAACAAGCAGTTACTAGATTAATTCGTGCCCTTAAAAAAGATCGCCCACTGTTCCTTTGGGGACCTCCGGGTGTTGGTAAGTCTGAGATGTGTCAACACGTTGTTGACAGTGGTGAACTTGGTAAAGCAAAACTAATAGACATTCGTGCTAGTTTGCTGGATCCTACAGATGTGCGAGGCTTTCCTGCACCAGACCTAGCAAACAATAGAATGGTTTGGTTACCTCCTGTGGACTTTCCTACAGAAGAAGAAGCCGCAAAGTATGACACTATTGTTATGCTGTTTGACGAACTTAACAGTGGTGCACAGAGTGTGCAAGCAGCACTGTATCAGTTGATACTTAACAAAAAGGTTGGTCAGTATGAACTTCCTAAAAACGTTAAGATTGTAGCGGCTGGTAACCGTGAGAGTGATAAAGGTGTTACTTACAGAATGCCTACTCCGCTTGCTAACCGTTTTGTACACTTAGAGATCCGTGCAGACTTTGAAGCATGGTTGGATTGGGCTGTTGCTAATAAGATCCATGAGGATGTAGTTGGTTACATTTCCTTTGCTAAAGCAGACTTGTTTGACTTTGATCCTCGTGCAAGTGGGCATGCTTTTGCTACTCCTCGTTCGTGGACTTTTGTAAGCCAGTTCTGTGAGGATGATGACATCCGTGATGCAGAACTTACAGACTTGGTTGCAGGTACTGTTGGTGAAGGCATTGCTGTAAAGTTTATGAATCACAGAAAGTTTGCTAAAGACCTTCCGCTTCCAAGTGATATCCTTGCTGGTAAAGTTAAGGAGTGTAAAGTAAAAGAGATCTCTGCACAGTATGCACTAACAATTGGTATGTGTTATGAACTGCAGGATACTTTTGAGAAGATTGGCAAAGACGATGTTGATGCGTGGCATAAACTTGCGGATAACTTCTTCCGCTTTATGATGGATTTCTTCCCTACGGAGATGACTGTTATGGGTTGTCGTGTTGCTATCAACCAGTACAACTTGCCTTTCCAACCAGACAAGCTCAAGCACTTTGATGAGTTTTATGATCGCTTTGGCAAATACGTTGCCGCTAGTAATGAGGACTAAACAATGTATGTAAAAAAGCAAACACTGCAAGACGACTTTGGCATATGGTGGGATATGCCAAAGTACCGCAATAGAGATTTCGAAGCAAAACAATATGCATCGAATATGATTACCAAAGTCAATGTGGGCAAGTATGGTTGGCCCGGACCTGAGAAAGATGTAAAGTATTGGGTTGAACTAGACAATGGTAAAGTAGTTGGCTTCCGTCATGGTATGAGTGAAGGTGGTCAGCGTAGAGCAAAGTATGCAGAGTTTCCTGTGTACAATAAAAAAGCGTCTCACAAGGTTGACATATTCTAATAAGACGCTACTATATAAATGAAGGTCAAGATTGACCGCTAACCCCTAGGGCAGGATGCCCGCTAATGGAGAATATTATGAATACACATGCACAAAAGATTAACTCTCTTTACGAAGTTTCAACCAGTAACTTTGTAACACTGCAAGAACGCCTAGAGAAGGCACTTGCTAAAGCACCATTTTTCAAATCACAACTTGAAGCAGTAGTAGACGAATTTCGTCGTCGTAACTGTAGCCCACCAACAGTGCGCGGTTGGACAAAGTTTGCAGACATTAATATCTGTGAAGCAATTCAAGTTCCTTTTAATAAAATCCAAATTGACGAGACTATGCAACGTGAAGTTAACATGCGGCATATCCTTAAGATCCTTTCATACTTTTCAGAGTCGATGGTTATGGCTATTCAAGTGTATGAAGATCCAGATAATCCAGATAACTATATTGCATGGGACGGGCAACACACTAGTATTGCACTGCACATTATCCTTACTAAAGTGTTTGGTGAACGTGCTGCTACTGCAATGGTTCCTGTGGTTGTTTACAGTTCAAAGCAGAAGTTAGAAATTCGCAGAAACTTTATTTTGCTGAACGGTGAAGCAAAGGAAACACTGGACTTTATTGATACCTACAGACAGCAGGTCTTTGGTGCAAAAGTTGATGGTGCTGACTATCAAGAATGGCTAGATACTGCACTTAAGAACGACTACTTTGCAGAAGCAGGTTTGTTTGCTACACATGCTAAGTTTGGCGATGAAGACGAACCCGGCGCATTTACATTGCTTGCTGACACACTTATGTCAAAGAGCCTTAAGACTCGTAAAGATCCAGAAGTGACACGCATGTTTAGTCAGTATTGGGCCTACTTGAATGAAGCTCGTCCAGTTCGTGCTAAAGAAGCAAGGCAGTTGTACGAATACTTTAACCTGTGTTTTGAGCAAGGCATTACAGTGGACAACGATTACTTGCTTAAAATGGTAGCCTTTACTAAAGAGTTTTTTGAAGCAAACTTTGGTGAAGATGGCGTGTTTTGGGATAAAGTAAAGATGGCATATACACGCTGGTATGCACAGGCTAATACAGAGAGTTATGCAGAGTTTGGTCTTAAAGGCTTTACTACAGAGATGCGTGCAGGTATTCCATTCCTGATTGCACAGATGCGTAAGTCAACAGACTTGGCAACTCCTAAGTATACTCCAAACAACGGCTTTACTGTTGTAGCAGAGGACTTGTGGTCATAATGGCAACGTTACGAGATCCAAGCAAGGATAAACTAAAGAGCAGTGCGGTGTTGAAAGAGCAGTACCGCACTGCTCCAACCTGCATGTTAGAAGACTGCGATAATGAAATTAGCATGTATGATGGACCCGGCAGTAATATACTATGTAGAGAGCATCAACTAGAGTGTGTAGAGTACGGCGGAATGGGCAAGCCAAGTCGTCCACACACATTCTATCGTGGATGGGAATGTAATACTTGTGGATATGATCCACGCCAAGATGATGCAATTGTAGAGATTGAAGATCCTTATCACCAGTTGAGAGTTGCTCGTGGTGTTATGCATGGTGATCATATACACTTAAAAAGCAAAGGCGGCAAGGATACTGCCGAAAACATTAACACACTATGCTGTCGTTGTCATATGATAAAAACCTATAAAGAACAGGATTATCTAGGCAATAAAGGTTGACATATCCTCTAGACGTGCTATGTTTAATAGTAAGTTGTTTTTAAGGAGAGACGAAATGGCGACCACCGATAATGCAGTAAAATACGATGTAAGAATGTTAGAAGAGATACTTCCACATTTAAACGTTTCTGCTAATGATACTGCAAATTTGCGTAACTTAGTAACAAAAGGCTGGTTGCAAATGGATCGTATGGTCGAGGAAGCAATGGCTAATTTAGGAAATTTTGAAATGGTCAGTATACACGGAATGGATTTTAGTGACCAATCTGACGCTAAAAGCGCAGTTAGTAACCTGCGTAATAACAATAAAAAGCGCGGTATGTGGACACATAGTTTTGAAATTCGCAACATTGCAGTTAAAGTTGGTGCGTTGCGTGTAATTGGTTACAACAAGATTTTAGACAAGTTCCATTACTTTTACATTCCACATCATGCATATGCACACTTAAAGAAAAGCAAATCAAGTGCAGTTAGTATTTGCATCGAACAATACACCAAGTACGGAGAAGAGCCCGAGTGGACAGGGATACCTAAAACCAGCAGGATGTTTTGGGAATACGAATGTGCAACATTCGAAGAGATGTGCCTTAAAGGTTGACATTATCCTATACTGTGTTATAGTAATATAGTAAACAAAGGAGACGAGTATGCCGAAAAGTACCGAAAACACTAAAAATATTGATCTTCCAGTTGGCTTTGAAACAGTGCCCGAAGAGGACTTTCAAGCTCGCGAGGCACTAACTACTGCCCGTGTAAAGATGCTGTTAAAGACCAGTTGGTTTGGTACAATGGCTACTCGTTTGCCACTTGTTAACAGTGATGCTTGGTTAGCAACAGCCGCAACAGATGGCAAGTATTTTTACTATAATTCAAAGTTTATCAACATGCTAAAGCCAGGAGAACATATCTTCTTGTTTGGGCATGAAGTACTGCATAATGTATACGAACATTTGGGCCGTAGCAAGCAGAACAAACACAATCCTATGCTTAGTAATATTGCCGCAGACTATTGCGTAAACAGAGATTTAAAAGACAATCGTATTGGAACATTTATTACTACTGTGCCTGCGCTGTATGATCGCAAGTATGATGGCATGAGCATGGAAGAAGTATATGACCTGCTCTATGAGAATGCTGACAAAATTAATATTGAGGATCTTGTAGATCAACTATTAGATGAACACTTGGATGGCGAAGATGACGGACAAGGTGATGGCGGTCAGCCTCAAGAAGATGCAAATGGTAACCTTGTTAGCAAGGCAAAGCCTAAGTATAGCAAAGAACAAAAGCAAGAAATCCGTGATAACATCAAAGAAAGTCTACTACAAAGTGCCGCTGGTGCAAGTGCTGGCGAGATGCCTGCAGGTGTAAAGCGCATTATCAGTGACCTTACAGAGCCTAAGATGCCTTGGCAAGAACTGCTTAACATGAGCATCCAAAGCACACTTAAAGGTGACTACTCGTTTATGGCTCGTAGCAAAAAAGGTTACTTCAGTGATGTTGCACTACCTGGTCAGACTCCAGAAGAAACTATTGATATTGCACTTGCATTGGATATGAGTGGTAGTATCTCAGATACAATGGGCAAGGAGATGTTGTCAGAAGTGCGTGGCATTATGGAACAGTTTCAGGACTTTAAGATCAAGGTATGGTGCTTTGATACACAGTGCTACAACTATGCAGAGTTTACACCGCATAACATCGATGAGTTTGACGACTATGCTATTACTGGCGGAGGCGGCACAGACTTTGATGCTAACTGGACTTTTATGAAAGAAAACGAAATCCGTCCAGAACGCTTTATTATGTTTACTGATGGTTATCCTTGGAACAGTTGGGGTGATCCAGACTATTGCGACACAGTGTTTATCATACACGGCAGTCAAGAAATTGTGCCTCCATTTGGTAACCATGCATATTACAGTGAGGCTAAATAATGTTATGAAATACCTAACACTGATATTTGCTATCTTACTAACCACGGCTAATGCTTCTGCACAAGAAGCAGGGCCAGCGTGGGCATCGAAGCCTGTGATATGCGGAACAGTGGAATCGGTCACTGAAATAAGCAAAAGCAAAGGACTGCAACTTACTTTTGGTGGCAGCGGTCTAGCAACCAGTGATACCACAGATGCACCTTCCAGTGTATATGTATTTTTAGCAATAAACCCTGAAACAAAAGAATGGGCATTGCAAGAAGTAAGTGGTGACGAAGCATGTGTAATTGGATACGGAACTGGTTTTTCAATCGATGCTGAAACTATGAAAAACCTTTCTGGTCCAAATTCATAGAATAAATAATAATAGCATATAATTATTATTGACATAAAGACATATTTCACATACAATACAAGTAATGATATCAAAGACACAAGGAGATTCGAATGTCTGAAGAAGAAAACATGCCGGCGGAAACTGCAGAATCCGCAGAGGCAAGTGCGCCAGCTCTTGGCGTTAATGACCTTAAACTTATGGCTAACATTATTGAAGTCGTAAGTAATCGTGGTGCTATTAAAGCAAACGAAATGGCTGCAGTTGGCAGTCTTTACAATAATCTAATGAACTTTTTGATTGCAAATGGTGCTGTACAAACAGAACAGCCTGAAGTAGTAGCAGAAGATAGTGACATGGGTGAATTACCAGGAGAAGAATCTAATGATTAAACATGTAGGCAGACAAGGCGACAAAAAAGTCGTTGTAATTTTTCGCGAAGTACCAGAAGAAACACACATGGCATTGGTTGTTTATCCCGATCAATTGCAACAAAACTTGCATGATGATCTAATGAACGCTATCCAAAGCGCAAAAGGTCAGGCAGCAAAAGACTTGGGCGATGCAATTCATGGCATTACAGGCACTAACGGACGGACTATTTTAAATACTCTGCACCAGGAACGCTTTATGAAAAAGATTCGCACACAGGATATTCTCATGATCCCACAGCCAAACAATCCAGGTGTTCGTTTGGACGAACTTAATACAATTATTCGTGATTTGGATACTGGCAGTGATGCAGCAGGTAAACTTGCTGAATTGGATGCTAACGCTGGAATTGCTGATCCTCAAAAGAAGGCAGCAGGCATTACAGCATCGGCGGCGGCAACTGGCGGTAGCGCAGGCGGAGCATTAACTGACGAAGCAATTGCAGCAAGTCTTGTGCAACAAGCAGATCAGATGCGCACACAAATGGCTAGTTTAGAAGCAGAAGCAACACGCCTAATGGAAGAAGCACAAGGTCTTAATCCTGCGCTAAAGCCTAAAAAAGCAAAAGCAAAACGTGGTCGTCCAGCAAAGGCAACAGCATAAAATGAAAGTACAACTAGTAAGTTATAGCAAACCTGCACCAGGGTTTGAAGCAGAGGGTGTTGATGACGTTCAAGAACTCATTGCATTTTGTGCGAGAGTAAGTAACCCTAGCGCACAAATCAATACCGAAACAAGTGAAAAACTTATTAGGTACTTGGTTAAACATCAGCATTGGTCACCATTAGAAATGGTCAGTGCTTGTCTTGAAATTGAAACTACTCGTGATATTGCACATCAAATTGTGCGTCACCGTAGTTTTAGTTTTCAGGAGTTTAGCCAGCGGTATGCAAATCCTGTTGAGGATATGGCATTTGTAACTAGAGAAGCAAGACTTCAGGATACAAAGAACCGACAGAACAGTATTGAACTTGATCTTAAGAATGACGAAGAAGATCAAAAACTAGATCAAACTTGGCGAACAAAACAGGATGCAGTTATAATTGCAGCAGACAAGGCTTACCAATGGGCTATTAAAAACGGCATTGCTAAAGAGCAAGCCCGTGTAGTCCTCCCAGAAGGATTAACAAAGACCCGTTTGTATATGAACGGTACTCTACGCAGTTGGGTTCACTATATTGAATTGCGTAGTGCGCATGGCACACAAAAAGAGCATATGGATATTGCTAAAGAATGTGCTAAAGTAATCTCAGAAATATTTCCACTCGCAGAAACTCTTTAAGGAGTAACACTATGGGAGCAAAGCATCCTCAAGAAGTAATTAAACAACTAGGCGCAGACACGACTTATTTTATTCTAGCAGCACGCCACTTAATAAGAATGGGACTTGTTAAAACACCTGGCGATGCTATTCGTTATATGGAAAAAAATAATGTTAGTGTTGATGAAATTATCGAAAAACTTGTTGAAAACTATCAAACAAAACTTGTTGTTGAAGAAGAACCAGAAACAGTAGATGAATAAAAAAGTATTACTTATTGGCGGAGCGGGATTTATTGGATCCCGCTTTTGTCAGTTAAGCAACTATGATTGTACAGTTGTAGATAAGACTACAGGGCAAAACATTATTTACAGAAGTGTATTGCCGCAAAGATATTTTGACGTTGTAATATTCTTAAGTGCTGAACCTAACATTCAAGCAGTCATAAAAAATCCTATGCTTGCTTATAGCACAATGACACACGGTTTACATCAGTGTTTAGAACTGTATAGTCAAAGTCATTTTATTTTTGTAAGTTCTAGTATGGCATATGGTGAATGGACTAAAGACAAGATGTTGGAAACAGACACTTGTTCACCAACAAACATATACGGACAACTTAAATTGCTTGGTGAAGGTATGGTAAAACAGTTTCACAACAATTGGACTATTGTACGCCCAAGTGCAGTATACGGCCCATTTGACAAGCCTAACAGGGTTGTAAACTTGTTTATTAATAAAATAAAGAATCGTGAACAGATTACACTGCAAGGTGCAGATAACTTGTTTGACTTTACATATATAGACGACGTTGTACATGGATTAGAACGTG